CCGCTCTTCGGGCGGTAACTCACCTCCACCCGGTTCTCGATCTGCTCGCCCATCACCGTGGACAGGGTGCTGAGGATCTTGTTGATCGTCAGCGCCGGGCGCTTGACGCTCGCCAGATACGCGAGGTCGTCGGCGGACCACTGCATCCCGGCGAAGAAGTTCTCGCACTTATCGGCCTTGTCGACGAACGCGCTGTGCCCGTTGTCACGGTAGTGCAGGTACGCCTGCCAGTTTTCCTGCGCGAGCTGATCGTCGGTCACTTCAGACACTCCTGCATATCGAATGGGGTGAGGCACAGGCGCTCGGCGATCTCGGCGGGGTCCGTCACGGTGTCGTGCATCACGCTGCCGGTGATCTCGTCGAGGCGCTCGGCCTCCGAGCTGAAATCACGCGGGGGCAGTTCCGAGGTGTTGCGCAGGCTGCGGCGTGGGGTCTGTCTCATGCTGTCATCGCGGAGAGTGTGTCAGAGTTTACCCCAAGCGCATTCAACTTGTCACGCCACGACTTCATCTGGGCGCGGCGGGCTTCGGGCGTGGGCGGGAACGCCATGGCCGTGTGCACCGCCCACGCGAGCCCGTCGATCTGGTCGTCGTGCTTGCCGGCGGGGAAGCGCAGCATCTCGTGCTGCAGGCCCTCCAGCCAGGGCGCGTCGCGCGGGAAGAGCACGCTACCCATCTGCATGCGCCCGCGCAGCGGGCTCGCGCGCACCTGCTTGTCCGTGAGCGGCTTGTTGAGGTGCATGTTCGGGTAGAGCTTCCGCTCCCGGCAGCGCTTCGTGAAGAGCGCGCTCATCGCCTTCCAGATCTGCCCGTCCTCGACGCCGACGATGAACGCGCCCCACTTCACGAAGTAGTCGAGGATCGTATCCACGATCACGAAGCTGTCGCCCGAGCGGAAACGCCGGATGTCGAGCACGATGAGCTTGTCCTCGGGCGTCTGGGCGAGGGTCACCCCCACCGTCCAGTCACTCGACTGCTTCTCGGTGATGGCGAAGTCCCATGCCTGGATGACCCGCATCCCTTGTACCGAGGGCGTCGTACTGAGGTACTGGAACATCGCCTTTTCGAAGTACGCGCCCTCGTCCGGGACCGGGTTCTGCTGGTAGAGCGCCGACCACACGCGCGCCTGCCCGGTCGACACAAGCGAGCGCTTCAGGCGCAGCATCTCCTCCGTCGGGTAGCGGTCCGGGTGGATCGCCGTCCCCGCGGCGCGCATGAGCGCGGCCCCTGCAGGCACCTCGTCGCCGGGGTACACCCGCAGGATCCGGTCCTCGGCCGTCAGGTACTCGTCGTAGCCGTCGTTGATCGCCGCGTACTTGATGATCTCGAACTCTTCGCCCCCGTCGCCCATCGCCGCGGTGAGGCGCCCCACCAGGTCATCGTCGTGCCACAGCGTCATGATGATGAGCACCCCGCCGCCGGGCGCGACACGGGTCCGGGCGACCGAGCTGTACCAGCTGAACGTGTTCTCACGGATCAGCTCCGACATCGCCGCTTCCATATTCGGGACGGGATCGTCGATCGTGAGGCAGTGCGCGCCCTTACCGGTGAGGGAGCCGCCCACGCCGACCGCGGTGAAGCTCCCACCGTGGGTCGTGAACCAGTTCTCCAGGGCCTGCGAGTCCGGGTCGAGATGACATCCGTCGAAGGTGCTGCGGAACACCTCCGAGCGCACCGTCTCGCGCACCTTGCGGCTGAACGACAGGGCGAGCGACGCGGTGTGGGAGGCGCTCACCACTTCCCACTCCGGATGCAGGCCGAGGAACCACGCCGGGAAGTTCCGGGAGGCGATCTCGGACTTGCCGAACCGGGGCGGCAGGCAAATGATGAGCCGCGGGCTCTTCTTGTCCGTGATGTCGCGCTCGAACTGCTCCAGCCGTCGGCAGATGTGCTCGTGCGCCCACCCCGGCAGGTAGTCCGGGTTCATGCGGCGGATGAACGGCATGAGTCGCCTGCGGCTCAGGAGCCGTGCGGCGAGCTCTTTCTGCGCCGCCGTGACCTTGCGCTTCTCGGCGAGGTCCGCACGGGCCTCCTCGTCGGCGATCTTCTCCAGCGTGGCGCGCGTGACCTTCCCGGCCACGTGCTTGGCGAGTTTTTCTTCGAGCGCAGTACTGATGCTACGTGCGGGGACCTGCTTCTTCAGGCACACCTTGCACGTCGGGTTGCCGGAGTAGAAAGCCGGGTGGTTTTTCTCCACCCCGCACGTGTCACAGACCCGTTTCCGCGACTTCACCATCATGACGTGAGGCGCTTGCGGTCGGTCACGTCGGTGAATTCACCCTCGAATACCTCGCCCTCAGCGATCTGGAGCAATTCCGCATCACTGAGCTGCTCGAACTTCGCCAGCAGGCGCTGGGCACTGCCGCCGAGCTCGATCTTCTTCGTCTCGGGGGCGTAGAACCCGCAGATTTTCGCGATCTCGCGCCACCCGGCGATCTGCCCCATCGGGTCGGCCTGGATCTTCGCCTGGTCGATCGCCTCGGCGAGCCCGTTGAGCACGTCATCACGCTTGAACCGGGACTGCTCACGGTACTTCGCCTGCTCCTCGGCGAGCGCGGCACGAATCGCGGGGCGGCTCATGAAGATCGACTCGGCTTTCGACGAGCTCTCCGCGTAGCCCGCAGCCCTGAGTGCGGGGTAGTGGGTCATGCCCTGCGCACGGGCCTGCACATAGAGGCGCTCGCGCTCGTTCAGGGGGCGGGTCGGCTCCGCGTCGAGCTCTTCCGCGGTGAGCAGGCCGCTGGCAGCACGTTTGCGGCGCTCGTTCGCGTTGGCGAGGGGTTGACTTTTTCGGGGGTTCATGCCGAAAGAGTGTATCAGAGAGTGTGAGATAGAAAAATATGTATGGGGGTGTCCATTTCTGAAAAAGGGGGGTGGGGGGTCCGGAATTGAATTCCGATCCCAGGAAAAGGGACCCTAGTACGGAGGGCGGCGCGCGAATTCGCGTTATCTGGGTGTCATGTACTGGGTACAGGGTACTTCGGGCGGGGTACTGGGGGCGAAGGGCATGGAAAGTGGTGCTTACGCCCGCGCCGCACCCCCTCCCCCCAGGCAAAAAGACCCCGGTGCCTTCGGTTCCGGTTTCGGATTCCCCAAAAAGGAGTCTCTTGCCTGATGCCGCGGCGCGCAGCACCAAGGCCGTCGGGCTGCGCCCGCGCACCGTGCGCCTGTGTTCTTAACCCACACAGGAGGCCCGTCATGGCCCGCAAGACCGTTGCCGAACTGAACGCGCTGCTCGACGAGAAGGTCGCGCGCATCCTCGCCCTCGAAGCCCAGCTCGCGGAGCTGCGCGCGCAGCCCGCCGCCCCCGGTGCGCGGGTCACCGAGCGCGGCGCGTTGTACCACATCCGCCACTACGGCCGCTTCTTCAAGGTCGCCGTCGCCCGCAGCGTCGACGTGCGCGCCGCGCTCGACGAGTTCAAGGCCGCGCACCCGCAGTACGCCGCGAAGACCATCTCCGTGGAGCGCTTCGATGCTTGAGTTCATCTGCGAGATCCCCACCGTGCTCGGTCCCCGCTGGACCGAGGCCCTCGTGCTCGGCACGATGTTCGTCGCGCTGCTCGCCGGCCTCGACTGGCTCGACCGCCGCTAATCGGGCTGCGCCCGAGCACCGTGCTCGGGCGTTCTTTCTCTCGGAGGTCGTCATGACCGTCTACGAATATCCCGACGCCGACATCGACGTCATCACCCTCGCCTGATCCCACCCACCCGAAGGAGCTTCACCATGGCCCGCACTCCCCGTACCACCACCGCTGTCGTTGTCCTCACCCCCGAGCAACGCGCCGCGGCCCACGCGCTCGTCATGCGTGACGTGGCCCTCGACAACACCGCCCGCGCGGCCGACGCGGTGCGCGACTACGTCGGCGCCTCGGCCTCGGCCGCCGCCCTCGGCGCGAAGTGCACCGGCACGTTTCTGAAGCGCCTCGTGTTCGGCGCGCCCAAGCAGCGCGTTGAACTCACCGTCGCAGCTGCGAGCGACGAGCAGCTCATCGCCGCGCTGCGCCGCCACAACCTGCTCTGATCCACCCGCCACCCTTCGGGGTGGCGCCTTTCGGCGTTAAGACCAACCGCTCAAGGAGCGCGCCATGACCTACAAACAACTGCTCGCGAAGTACATCGGCTGGGACGGCCAAACTGAACCACTCCGCGTGCTGATTAGTGACTGGGCTCGGGCCAATGGCCACAATGCCTCGCACATCATCAGCCAGCTCTGCGATGACGGCCTCGCCGTCATCCGTGGCGAGCGCACGCTCGACTGAACCCCACGCCCCGGCCCACGCGGTCGGGGCACTTCGCACGGCCGGGCCAGCCCTCATGGGCAGCGGCAGCCCAGGCCGGGGCACGACGTACAAAGTGCGTGGTACCCGGCCGCATGGGCGCCGCGCATACATATATGCACGCGGTGCTTTGGGCGGTGTTCTTCGGGCTGCGCCCGAGCACCGGGTGCCGGTGTTTATTTCACGAGGAGTAGGACATGACGCATATCACGCTGTTTGAAATCATCGAAGCCCTGCATCGTGCGGGGCGCCACACCGAGCGCGAAGCCCTGCGCCTGTACGTCGCCGAGCGCGACACGCTGATCGCCAAGAACACGGAGCTGCGTGCTGTGAGTCAATCACGTCTCGACAAGATCGACGCACTGTGCGCCGAGAACGATGCGCTGCGTGCACAGCTCGACGCCTACGAGCGCGACCCCGAGATCGTGGATGCAGAGAACAACCACGGTGCGCCGGACCTGCCGTTCACGGTGGCGGCCGGCAAGTACGACGACAACGAGCTCAACACGAAGTACGTCGACAGCTTCGCCACGCTCGACGAGGCGATCGACGCCTATGACGAAGTGTGCGGCTACCCCTGGGCCGAGATCGAGTACAAGGGTGCTCTGCTCCAAGTGCTTCGTACGGTGGACTAGGCGCTTCGTGCTGAGTACGTGGGGCTTTGGACGGGGGACCGTGGGCTACGAGCGCCG